TTATACTGGACAAAGTTTTTTTCAAGATTTAATGAATTTACCAAGGGCTTTGGAGGATCTTGCATACACAGCTACTGAAAAAGGTACTTTTAAAAATTTTGGAGAAAAAGAAAATCGAATATTTGATTATAAACCACAAACTTTTGCAGATGATTTTTTAAGAAATATAGTTGAACAAACACCAAAAAAAGTTTTAGATGCAAGAAAAGCTATTATAGATTTTGATACACAAATTTTACCGGGTATGACCATGGTTGATGATATAGACTTGCCGTCATCAAAACTAGAAATAGATAAAGCCAGAAATAAATTTATGGATGAAAAAGGCGTTGATCTTTCCGTGTTAGATAATCTTGAGGAAGATAAACCTAAATTACCTCCAATAATAGAGTCTTTAGTAGCTCCTGATCAAACACTAAATCAATTTTTAGCCGATGGTGGCCGTGTAAATTTTTCTAATGGTGGCACAGATAATTTTGCAGCAGAGCTAGAGTATTATTTAACAAACCCAGATGCAGAACTACCAAAGATGCAAACATTTGAAGAAACATTAAATCCTATTGTAATGATTAACGATTTAATAGATCCAAGAAACTATCCTTTCTACGCTGATCAATTAGTTCAAGGCGGTGTACGTGTAGCTGAGTTTGCAACTAGACTTTTACCTGCAACAGGAAAATTAATTTCTGATCTTACACGAAAACCCGCGTTTAAAATTACAGGAGCTTCAGGTCAAGGTTATGTGCAGGATTACGATGAGTTACCACAGGGTGCAAATATTAAAGGCACAGGAATATTTTCTGAATTTTTAGAAAATATAACACCAACAGCAACAGAAAAAAAACTTGGTTTAGATAAATTAATAGAGGCAGAAGAACAAAAAATGAGAGACAGAGGATCCACAATCGCACCAAAAATTTTAGGTGAAACTTTAAGTTTAGGTGTTGAGTTTGGTTCACCAATATTTCCTGGTATTAAATTATTAAAAGCATACGCAAATGCAAATAAGTTGCCAGTAGATAACGTTACAAAAGAACTATTAGAAAAAGAAGTTGATAAAGTTTTAACTGAAAGAGGCACTAGTAGAAGAAAATTTTTACAAACAGCTGGAGCCAGTGCATCGTTAATACTAGCAAAAATGTTAGGCATTGGAGATGATTTTGCAAAAACAACAAAAGTTGCAGAAAAAGCTGTTGCAGAAACTGCAACAGGTGGCGGAGCTCCTCCATACTTTTTTCAACTTGTAGAAAAAATTAAAAAAAGTGGAAAAAAATTTGAATCTGAATTTGATCCAAGAGTTGAAAATAACATAAGTTACGAGGGCTACAACTTAAGAGAAAATTTAACAACAGGAGAAATAACTATTACAAAATCTACTGAAGGTGGAATGAATGTAGGTGATGATGTAATAGAAGGCACTTTGTATGATGAAGCAATTACATATAATCCTGGTGAAGTTGTTATGGGTAGTGACGGTAAACCAATAAAAACAGCTGTTGAATATGATGAGACTACTGTTTCACCAGATTATGAAGGTAAGATGAAAGACGCAGAACCTGGTTTAAATTCCATAGAGGAAATCATCCAAATAATAGGACCTAATAAAATAAAAATGTCCGAGTTGGAAGCAGCTGGTTATAACGTTAACGCTTTTCCAGATAATATTAAAAATTTATTGATAGATGACTTACAAAAGACTAACTAGAACAGTGCCCCCTAAAAGAGGGCCTAACCCACAGGGGTTGAATGTTCCCTTAAAACAGGTTAAGATAGTAAACCCGGAGAATATAAATGGCAGATATAGACAAAACGTTACCAAACGTAAAAACATCAATCGAGGTTAATCCTCAAGAAGAAATAGAAATAGAACAACAGAAAGTCGAAGAAGCGGCAGATCCTGGTGTTGAAGTAAATCCATTAGAAGATGGTAGTGTAGAAGTAAATTTTGATCCAAGTAAAGTTAACATAGAGGGTCAACCAGGTCACTTTGATAATTTGGCAGAACTACTACCTGAAGATATTTTAGAACCTATTGGTAATGAACTTACACAAAATTATTTAGATTATAAAATGTCTAGAAAAGATTGGGAACAGTCGTACACGACTGGCCTAGATCTTTTAGGATTTAAATATGAAAACAGAACAGAACCATTTCAAGGAGCTTCAGGTGCAACTCACCCAGTTCTTGCAGAGGCTGTTACACAGTTTCAAGCAGGTGCTTACAAAGAATTATTACCAGCAGAGGGACCAGTTAGAACACAAATAGTTGGTAGACCAGATCAAGAAAAAGAAGCTCAAGCACAACGTGTTAAAGATTATATGAACTACGAACTTATGGAAAAGATGGATGAATACGAACCAGAGTTTGACCAAATGTTATTTCATTTACCACTCGCAGGATCTACTTTTAAAAAAGTTTATTATGATGATTTATTAGAGAGGGCTGTATCTAAATTTGTACCTGCTGATGATTTAGTTGTGCCTTATTCTGCAACTTCATTAAATGATGCAGAAGCGATAATTCAAACAATTAAAATTTCAGAAAATGAATTACGTAAACAACAAGTTTCCGGTTTTTACTCTGATGTTGATTTAGGACCTCCAGGAAATATTAGACAAGATGATGTTGAAAAAAAAGAAAAAGAATTAGATGGCACTAAAAAAACAGGAAAACAAGAACCTATTTATAATTTATTGGAGTGTCATATAAATTTAGATTTAGAAGGGTTTGAAGATAAAGATGCAGAGCTAAACCCAACAGGAATAAAATTACCATATATAGTTACTGTCGATGAAGGTTCAAAAAAAGTTTTATCAATAAGACGTAACTATCAACCAACGGATCCAAAGAGAAATAAAATTCAATATTTTGTTCACTTTAAATTCTTACCGGGTTTAGGATTTTATGGCTTTGGATTAATACACATGATTGGCGGATTGAGCAGAACCGCAACGGCTGCTCTCCGTCAATTATTAGAT